TTCATCCATTGTTAGTGACATGATCTACATACTCGTCAACTGTGTAAAATTCAAAACCTTCCTTGTGACACCACTGACCCATCGTAATCTTAGAACCTTTGCGAACCTTCTTGTTAGGGTCTGACAGTACAAAGATTAACTTGATTGGTTTAATGCTGTCACGTATTGATGTGTACTTCTGGGTGTCTCCTGTCCTAAAGAATCCTTTAGTCTCAATGTAGTCACCCGTCTTCTTGTCCACAAAGTCTGGCTTGTACTTCCTGTGCATCACGTATGGTACATCATATGGCTCATACAGATAGCGTCTCTTAGGTGCTGACTGTGCAAATCGTTTCTCTAGTCCAGACCTATAGATACTCTGCTTACGTGATCTCTTGGACTTTAGGCTCATGAACCACCTCCGTTAAGAACCTTGGCCCGCTTGAGTACAGAAAAGTACGCAGTTCTGGATAGCATGAATGCTTGTACTGACAGTAGGAACAGTTTGCGGGTAATCGCATATTTCCACTTTTGCCATCCGCTAATGGTTCCGCGCATACTGGTGGTATCTCCTCTGCCTCTACGAGCTTTTTTACGTGACGTATCCTTTCGGCAATGTCACCTTTGATGGTGTTGTACACAGGTGCCTCTGTGTCCTCTAGGTCATACTTCAGGTACGTCAGGTGACCATTGGACTTGTCCATGACCAACCATCCGAACTTAGTCTCACCTTCTGAGTAGGCGTATGCCTTCAACTGGTCAACGTAACCAAAGGGATCTTCGTAGGCTATAGCACCTCTCTTGAACTTCCTGAAGCCGTAGGTACTTGCAGACTTGATATCAGTCACGATACCGTCTATGCGACAGTCCATGTGTCCAGTGATTCCTTCTACCTGACATACCTTCTGCTCATCAGTGATCGTGTGCCCCGACAGGCGACACAAGAACAAGAGCATTTCCTCAATCAGGTGTCCGTACATGAACTTCACATACGTATGCCCTTGGATCTCCTCTCCTGCGCTTGTGTCGTTGTAGTGGTGCCACAAGTACCTATCGTCTCTGCCTATGTTGGACAGGCGTAGCTTACGTCCGTCACGAGGCGCATCAGGCATAAACTCAGTACGCATTAGCTGTTTAACGGCTTCTCCGAACTTGTCAATCTCTGCCTCAACGTCCACTGACTCATCAGCAGACTTTGTGGTCATCAGTTCGTAGATGTCATCAACAACTGTGTTAACTGTTTTCATTGAAATGTCCGTCCAGTATTTCTGTAGCGACAGGGTGTTGAATGTAGAACCACTCGCCCTTACGTTCATGTGACTGCGCTAGAAGATCGTGTGCGGCCTTCTCAGCGGTGCGTCGATCATCAGTATCATATGCCTTGATTAGCTCATAGTCTCTGTAGGGAGAGCTAGTCTGATACTGCTTGAGCCTATCCTTTGCGTCCACAGCCATCCCTATTTTACACCAGCCGGGGAATGCTGGGTTGACTATGATGTAGACCTGACCTTTACGGACTTCATCAAAAAGTTTCTGTACCGTATACTTTATTTCTTCTAGTCTGTTGGGTACTAAACTCATAGCCTCGAATGCTGCTTGCATACCTTTGGTCTTGTACACAAGATGGAAGGGATGATTTATATTGCCTAGTCTGTACCTGTTTCCGTTTATAGTTACCCTTGATTTGTTTTCAATATATCTTTTGTAGGGTATGTTAGTGTGTGTCTGCCCAGCTTGTTCCAATTTGATACTCCCCTGCAAGTTTGCAGTTTAGGTTAAAGTGTATACCTGCTGCCTCTAAACAAGAGACTGCAAGCTGCCCGAACTTCTCTGCTTGTGATGCTGGGACTTCGGTCTGGACTTCATCGTGGATGTTACCTACGATCTTATAGTCCATACCCCATAGTTTAGCATACTTATCCAGAATAATCAAGGCTTGTTTCATAACTAATGCACCGGCACTCTGTAATAGGGTGTTCAGTGCTGCGTGTTCAGAGCGAATCCAGAGTCTCCTACCGTCTAGTCCATTGATCCAACCCTGTGCTGCCTCTTGTGCAACTCGTCCTTTAAGATTTGCATATGCTGGGAGATTAGACATAAATCGTTCTCTAAGCAGTCTACCAGCACCTGCGCCTCCTCCCGCCACCGTACCAAGTTTCGCGTCTCCTGCCCCGTACAACAGTGCGTAGATGAAAGTTTTAGCCTGATCTCTTGATTCAAGTCCCGCAAGCTGCTGGTTAGCAGTGTGTATGTCTCCTCCAATGACTTCATTTGTATAGTCCTCATCATTCATGTAGTGAGCCAGCATCCGTAGCTCTAGGCCACTAGCGTCAAAACCCACAAGTTTATGTCCTTCAGGGACAGTCCAGCATCGTCGGCACTCCTCTCCATAGGGCGCTCGTGATGCCGGTACTTGCGCTAGATTAGGCTTGGCGTGTGTCATCCTGCCGGTTACTGCACCGTTAGTGTTGACCTGACCATGCACACGTCCTGTGTCCTCATCTACTGCGTCTATCCATGACTGCACTTGTGCTATGCGTTTCTGCACCATCAGGTACTCTGATATCAGAGAAGCCTGTGGGATGCCGGTGATACCTGATAGCACCTTCTCGTCTACAATTGCCTGTCCAGTTTCTGTGAACTTACAGGGCTTCCATCCATAGTGTTTTAGATATCTGCCAATCTGCTGCCGTGAACCTAAGTTAAACTCAGGGTAGTCTACTCTAGAAAAAGGGCCACCCACGATCTCCCAAGAGTCGCCCAAGAACTTTAAACCTACGACAGAGATGGCTCCATCCTTTTTTACTTTTGGCTGTATCTCCTTTACAAATGTCGGTAGCGGCCTGAAGGCTTCCTGTACGGCATCCTCTAGATCGTATAGCTTCTCTCGTAGCGTAGCGACTAACTCAATAGCTCTACGGCTGTCAAGTAGCCATCCGTTGCGTACCTGCTGCTGTGTGATCTCCTGCACGTCATGCTCTAGCTCTACCGACTGCTCACTGAAGTGCCTCATATCCCACTCCAGCTTCTTGTACAGTGCTGCTGTAACCTCTACGTCACGTCGGCAATACTGCACCATCTCAGGCGATAGCTGCGACCAATCGCTATGGTCACCCTTGGGAAACTGGAGTCTCTCACCCCATGCCCTCAGAGAGTGCCCACCGTCTAGCTGTGGATTCGCTAGGCGTGACATGACCAATGTGTCCTTCACACGTTCTTTGTTTATGTCAATGTCCCACAGACGCTTCAGGACAGGTATGTCGTAACCCAGTAGATTGTGACCTACTACGTCATCATGACCTCTAAGAGCGTACTCTAGGGACTCAGCATCGTAATGCTCCTGTAGTTCACCGTCCTGCATGGTGACTACCACCCACACTTTCGTAGGCTTCAGACCATTAGTCTCTGCATCTAAAAAGATGGGACTAGAGTCCATTTGCTTCCTCCTGTGGTTTTGTTGTTTCCATCATCCTGCCAGTGACCTTGTCGTACTTCAGCCAGCAGCAGGCACCCGTGAGTCCAGCGTAGCGATTCTTCAGGACACGCACTGTGGTTGTGTTGCGTCTCTCCTCGTTATCGTTCTGCTGATCTCTCTCCAAGCCAATCACCATGTCGGACAACTGTGCAATGGACTGAGAGCCTCGTAGCTCACTCAGGCTGATCTGCCCACCGTCCTCATGTGCCCTGCCCTGTGTGCGCTTCAGGTGAGACACGAGGAAGAGTCCAATGCCTAGCTCCTGCACCAGTGACCGTAGCTTGGTCATGATAGCGTCGATGGCTTTGCGCTCGTCACCATTCTCCTGCGCTGATACGACAATGGATAAGTGATCCAAAATGATCCACTTGCAATCTAACGCTTTTGCCATGTAGCGGACGCGAGCCAACAGATTGTCTTCGCTTGTGCTGCCCCAATGGTCAAACAGGTAGTACCTCCCAGTGCCCATAGTCTGCTCCCAGAAAGGGAAGGCAGCGTCAGGGTCTAGATCCTCCTCCAGATGCAGGGGACAGTCTGCCGCTATCGACATGATGCCAAGGGCAGTACGTGCTACGTCCTCCTCCAACGCTAGGATGCCTATGTTGTCCTCAGTAGCGTTCAGCAGGTAGTACTCTAGCTCCCGCACCATCTGACTCTTGCCCATACCTGAGCCTGACGTGATCGTCACTAGCTCGTAGGGTCTGAATCCTTTGGTGTGGCTGTTGAGTCCCTGCCACGGATATGCTATACTCTGCACCTTGATCTTGCTGGTGAGGGCTTCCCATGTGTCCTTGCCACTGATGATACCGTCAGGCTGATAGACCTTAGCGTCCCACCATGAACCGGTGAAGTCCTTGATCTTGTTAGCCTGTAGCATGTCACTAGCGTCCTTCATAGGCAGCTTGACGATCTTCAGCTTGTTAGGGCTGAATAAGTCCTTGACATCCTCTACAGCCTGCTTACCGGCCTTGTCGTTATCGAAGCACACCACGATGTTGTCGTAGCCCTCTAGCCACTCTAGCTGCTCTTTGATTTCCTTAGCAGCCGCAGATGCACCGGAGCGCAACGACACGACATCATAGTTATTGCCCACCATCTCAGACACAGACAGGCAGTCCAGTTCACCCTCAGTGATCGTCAGGTACTTACCGCGCCCACTACACACCTGCTGACCAAACAAGCCGACACCCTCAGTGCTACCAGTGACAAAGAAGTCTTTGTTCTTCACTAGGCGTACCTTGGTGCCCTTGACCTCATCAGTGTCGCAGGCGTAGTATGGGTAGATGTGCTTGGATATTTTACCCTGAGAGTCATACTCAACTGTCACACCGTACTTCTTGCAAGTGTTCTGGCTGATACGTCTATCAGGAATATCTGCAATGACTCCTGTCAACTCTAGCTTCCTCCGCAGTGGTGTAGGTTCTACCGTGGTGTTGCCGTTGGGCTTGCCTACAGCGTGACAGGAGAAACAATAGCTTCCACCGTCGCTGTAGACTGCCTTAGCGTCAGAGGAGCCGCACTGATCGCACGACTCATGCCCCATGAACTTAGAGTGCTGCGTCAACACCAGCCGCACCCATCTCTAACACACGAATACCGTCCATGTACACAGGCACACCGTACACAGGATGCTCGTCACCGTACTTGTACGAGATACGCACCGTAGAGCCTGCTGGAATGTCGCCACCAAACGGTTCACCCTCTGCGTCTATCACGCGCACTGGGTACTTGCTGGCGAACTTTCGTTGCATGATAGCCTCAGAGCCTTCTCCGTAGGACTTCAGGCGAACACCCTTGCTGGACAGTTCGTTGCTTGTGTCATCGTTCAGTGTCAGAGTGACAGTGTATCGTCCGGTGTCTTTACCTTCGTATACCTCAGTCTCTTTCACGTTGATGAATTGTGCTTTACCTTCAATTACCGCCATTTATCGTTCTCCTATAGTTAGCGATTGAACAGTTAATTGTAATGAATTTATCGTTCATTACCATAGTAGTATACACCCATCTATTCTATAATGCAAGCTCCTCCTGTATAAAATATTCACTATTGAAGTCATCAGCCTCGTCTGGTCGGTACAGTGCATCATTGCTGTATTGTGCACAAGTGCCACACAAGTCCAGATATTCGCCAGTGATCTTGTCTTTTCTAGATAGCTCGTGATTCTCTAGAATTATATTACATGCCTTACAACGCATTAGTGTAGTTCCTGTCGTGAAAATAAGTCATTATGTATTGCCTGCACTTCAGACAGTGGTCGGTTCTCCAGATCTCGTGTCATGTGATCCGCTGCCATTGCCAGTAGCTCCTGCACACTGCACACGTTCAGCTTGTAGTCCACCAAGTCGCGTATCATGCGATCAATCGGATCTAGTTCATCGGGATCTGTCACGTCTACATCGTAGCTGTATGAGTCACTCACGCTGCTATCTCCTGTTGATTAAAAAATTGTCTGCTGGCGTTAGTCCAGCGCATGTCGATTGTATCAGCTTTGCTGGCGTAGTACAAGCGATAGGCTGCTATTGAACACTCGCGCTTGTATTCATCAGGCATGCACTGGGGAGGTTGTGTGTGCTCTATTATATCTGCTTTGCTGATGTGATACAAGCGGTAGGCTTCTACATTCCACGGCATGCCCTCCGGTGGCTCTCTGAGCGCGTCACGGCACTTTTGAATGGTCAAGTGTGTCTTACCATATCGTCGGGTGTACTCGTCGCCTAGGGCCATCATATGGTCATAGAGCCAGCGATAGTTGCTGGTGCACTCTCTAGTCCATACAGTGCTAGGGTGGTTCTTGTGTGTTGTTTTGTACACTGCACGATCACTGTTGTACTCGTGGTGAGCCGTAGAGAGCATTTGTGCGCTCTCTAGGATCATCTTTACCACATGTTTATCACACTGCTGTTGTGCTGCCCGTGTTGGGCACTTGTCCAAATAGAATATGTTCATCCAGTTTCCTTATTCCAAAGAAGATCATTGTGCAAGCGCATCAAAGCAGTCCTAGCATCAACAAGCCTGTCGTGTTGAGGGCTTACACGCCTATGCGGTTCAATAAGTTTTATTTCGTTATCTAAAGCTCTCACACGTTCCAGCAGAGTCTCTCTAACCTCAGCAGAAACAAGCTCGCGCAAGTTACTTTTGAAGTCATCAACACTGCTGTTGAGTATCAGAGCCTCTCGACTCTCAGAGTGGATCACAAAGTGATCAACAAATAAATCTATAGTATCCATTTTCTATACCTCGAATGCTCCTGTTATGTCTGTGTCTATCAAGTCTGCCAGTTCTTGCTCTGCTGTGTCAAGTATGTCGTGTGCGTATTGCTTCGCTTCGTCCTCTGACGTAGCAGACACGACCATCTCTACAGTTACCACGTACTCTACCGGCTCACTATCGTCCGGCTCGTGCAGCGCCTCGATTGCTCTCGTGTCACTGGTGGCGCGTAGCGAGTCCATGTGATCCGCTACACTTTGCCCGCCAATGCTCATACCTAATTGCTCGAATAAATCCATTGTCTCATGCTCCTGTTGTTATGCGTTGTTGATATTCTCTATCAGTTCTGCGATCCCGTCAATATGGTTTTGCAATATTTGCCATTCTAATTCGTCTCGCGCCTCCCTCGAATCCATCACCATACTTTTCTTGATCTTCTCTAGTTCGCCTACAATCTGGTGTAGACATACGCCCTCTGGTGCACTCATGTCTCATGCTCCTATGATTAATCCTATTGTGAAACCCCAGATCCACCAGAGGCATCCCTTCCAGAATGGTAGATCCTGCGCTGTCTCTAGTTCTTCGCTAGTATGCTCTAGTTCTTTGCTCATGTTTCCTGTCTCCTATATGCCAGATTGAATCATAAACGCAAACACAAGACCAATCCAG